TATATAACGATTACTGAGGGCGAATTGGACGCCTTGGCAGTCTATGAAATGTCTGGAAAGCAGTGGGACGTGGTTTCACTACGCTCTGGCGCATCCAATGCGGCCAAGGAGATCAAGTCCCAGCTGGAGTGGCTCGAAGGGTACGACACAGTGGTACTCTGCTTTGACAATGACAAGGCAGGAGAAGAAGCAGTAGAGCAGGTCAAGGACCTATTCAGCCCTGACAAGCTGAAGATATGCAAGCTACCGCTGAAGGACGCCAGTGACATGCTCATGGCAAACAGGGTCAAGGACTTTACGCAACACTGGTGGAACGCTAAGACCTACAGGCCCGACGGTATCGTAGCTGGTACTGACACATGGGACAAGCTGGTAGAAAAGAGAAACGTAAAGTCAATACCTTATCCATGGGAGGGACTGAATCACATAACTAGGGGACATAGACCGTATGAACTCGTTACGATCACTAGCGGTAGTGGTATGGGAAAGTCCCAATTTATCAGAGAAATCGAGTACGATCTGCTACGCCGATGCGAAGGCAATATTGGAGTCTTGGCGCTTGAGGAGGATTTGGCCCGAACAACGCTTGGTATCATGTCGGTGGCGGCAAACAGGCCCCTTCACTTGGAAGAGGACACGCCTGTGGACGAACTTCGACCGTTTTGGGAGACCACACTGGGAACAGGACGTTACTACCTATTTGACCATTGGGGGTCAACGTCGGCAGATAACCTGCTCGCCCGTGTTCGCTACATGGCAAAAGCACTTGACTGCCGGTACGTCATACTGGACCACCTGTCAATCGTCGTGTCTTCTCAAGAGTCGGGAGACGAACGAAAAGCCATTGACGAAATAATGACTAAGCTACGGACTCTGGTGGCTGAGACGGGGATTTGTCTGTTCCTCGTGTCACACCTCCGGAGATCCCAAGGCAAGGCCCATGAGGACGGCGCTCAGATCAGCTTGGGTGAACTTAGGGGTAGTCAAGCGATTGCACAGTTGTCGGACATAGTCATCGGCATGGAACGGGATCAGCAACATGAGAACGAGGATGTCCGGAACACAACCACAGTCCGCGTGTTGAAGAACAGGTACACCGGCGAAACCGGACCTGCCTGTTGGCTGGCTTATGATCGTTCCACGGGTAGACTAACGGAGGTGCCTAATCCACACATAGGGAGTGACTTTTGATCTACCTTGACTTGGAAGCCGACGGTCTCAACCCCACGCGCATCTGGTGTGTTGTGACACGGGAAAACGGAGTAAATACTGTACACAAGGACCCAGACACACTCTGTAAGGCTCTAGAAGGCTCTGTGAGCGTTTGTGGACACAACCTGATAGGTTATGACCTCCCTGTGCTAGAACGTCTCTGGGGCGTTTCTGTGGCCCCTGAGCGCATAGTGGACACTCTGGTACTGTCTAGGCTTTACGACCCAAGTCGTGCCGGTGGACACTCCCTGAAGGTCTGGGGTGAGCTTCTGGGCTTCCCCAAAGGTGACCACGACGACTGGTCCTGCTTATCTACTGCTATGATTGAGTACTGTGAGCGTGACACGGAGGTCACAGAAGCAGTGCACAAACAGTTAGTCAAGGACATGGCAGGGTTTGACCAGAGGTCCATCGACTTGGAACATAAGGTGCAGTACGCAGTACAACAACAGGAGCGCAATGGATGGTTACTTGACCAAGAGTTATCTTATGACCTTTTAGCAACATTTAAGGAGAGAATGAATGAAATTGAGGAAGTTTTACAGAAGAAGTTCCCCCCTATCGTACATCAAAGGTGGTCTGAAAAAACAGGCAAACGCCTTAAGGATCGAGTTGAGGTTTTCAATGTTGGTTCTAGGCAACAGATTGCGAGGCGCTTATCGACGCTTGGTGTCGTCTTTGAGAAAGTCACGGAGAAAGGGAATCCCATCGTTGACGAGGCTGTTCTAGACACCATTGACCTGCCAGAGGCTAGGTCCGTTAGTGAGTACCTGATGCTACAAAAGAGATATGCACAGGTCCACTCATGGCTAGAACATGTGCAGGACGACGGGAGAGTTCATGGTCGTGTCATTAGCAACGGCGCAGTCACTGGACGTATGACCCACCAGAGTCCCAACATGGCGCAAGTCCCAGCAAGCCACAGCCCCTACGGGCACGAGTGTCGCTCCTGCTGGACTGTACCTGTTGGGAAGGCTTTGGTTGGCTTCGACGCTTCTGGGTTGGAACTTAGAATGCTGGCACACTACATGGACGATAAGGAGTTTACCAATGTCCTCCTCACCGAAGATATACACACAAGAAATCAACTGGCTGCGGGGCTGGAAACAAGACCTCAAGCTAAAACTTTCATCTACGCTTTCCTCTACGGAGCAGGAGACGCAAAGATTGGAACCATCGTTGGAGGAAGCGCAAAGGACGGCGCAGATCTTAAACGACGATTTCTATCAAATACACCTTCTCTTGAAAGTTTACGAGACCGCGTTGCTAGAGCATCTGGGCGAGGCTATCTCACAGGACTTGATGGACGTAGACTTAGAGTTCGATCTGAACATGCTGCACTGAACACACTGCTTCAGGCGGCAGGGGCTATCGTGATGAAGCAAGCCTTGGTCACTTTGGACGACTACGCACGACAGTGGAAACTTGACTATAAATTCATAGGTAACATACATGACGAAGTACAATCGGAGGTGGCTGCAGACCAAGCAGAGAAGTATGGCTGGCTCGCAGTGGAGTGCCTCAAGGCGGCAGGTATGGAATACAACCTCCGATGCCCCCTTGACGGAGAATACAAAGTTGGAACAACGTGGGCAGAGACTCACTGAGGTAAGCGTATGAAGAGCGTGTACACATTAGTAGACGACATCTACAAACTGATGGAGACGAAAGAAGTAGCAGAAGGCGTGGACCTAGAGTCTGCTATTGAACTCTTCGGTGAAAACGTCAAGGACCTCATGCGTAAGGAGTTTGGTGAGAAGCGAAACGATAACCGCAAGCTACGTATGTCCAACATTGGGCGCGAGGACAGGTATCTCTGGAACGTCTACAATGACGTAGAGAAGTCCGACGACATACAGGGCCACACCTATGTCAAGTTCCTTTACGGTCACCTCATTGAGGAGATGCTACTGTTCCTAACTAGGGCCGCAGGCCATGAGGTAACGGATGAACAGAAAAAGTGTGAAGTTAACGGTATTACAGGTTCGATGGACTGTAAAATCAATGGCATTGTTACTGACGTTAAGAGTGTGTCAACTTATGGGTTTAGGAAATTCAAAGATGGTACACTGGCTTATGACGACCCATTTGGCTACGTGGCTCAAATTAAGGGATACGCGTATTCAGAAGGTGCTTCTAAATTTGGATGGTTAGCTATGGACAAACAGAATGGACACCTGACGTACCTTATGTACGATCAGGAGGACACTCAGGCCCCCGTCTATGACCTAATCAGCTATGACATATCGGAGCGCATTGACCACGTAAAAAAGCTAGTGGAGCATCCAACCCCGCCCGACGTATGCTACGGCACTATCGACGATGGAAAGAGTGGGAACCAGAAACTCGCCGTCGGATGCTCCTACTGTTCCTACAAAAAGGTATGTTGGCCTACCGTTCGCGCCTTCGCCTACTCCTCAGGTCCAAGATATTTAACGGAGGTTATCAATGAGCCGAAGGTCCCGGAGATCACGCTTTCGTAGCACATTTGAAGAAGACGTTTCTAAATTACTAAAAGGTTTTGACTATGAACCCTTCACCGTCCCCTACACCATTCAGCGCAGTTATCGTCCTGACTTTGTTCACAGCGCCTCTGGTGTTCTCGTGGAGTGCAAGGGGTACTTTAGAGACGGAGACACCAAGAAATACACCAGTATCAGAGATAGTCTGCCAGCAGGACAAGAGCTAGTGTTTGTCCTAATGCAACCTAACAAAAGGATACGCAAGGGGGCTAAAATGACCATGTCAGAATGGTGTGACAAAGAGAATATTTTATGGTATACTATAGAGACACTACAGGAGTTGATTGACCATGTCACTAACACTAGAGGAAATTAAGGAACGCCTCTTGAAAACTATGGACCCAGACGACCTAC